AGGATAGTCCCAGCGGCTATAGCGAACCACGCTTCCTCTATTTTTCTCACTCGCATTCTTTCCTTCCTGTTTCCAAGTCGATGAAACAAGCCGTACCTTCTTCTTCTTCTGCTTCTTCGGCTGCCACCTCGTTTAAGACACCGTAGCGCTTCCCAGCGGCACGGAATGTAGTGCATCCTCTGCAACCCTGCTCCCAAGCTTCCATGTAGACGTTCTTGAACTCTTCCCAAGTAACATCTGCCCCTATGTTCAGGGTCTTGCTGACTGCTGAGTCAACCCACTTGCTAGCCGTTACCAGAACACCTAGATGCTCTTCTGGAGTGCACTCGTTAGCCGTCTTGCCTTTGACTCCAAACTCTCTAAGACCGTAGTCTTGGACTCGCATTGTGACTGGGCCAGACTCAAACTGAACGGTTCGATCGTATTCGTGAGAGAAGACTGGCTCGATGCCACTGCTGACGTTGTCTGCGGCAAAACTAATTGTCCCAGTTGGGGCGATGCTAGTGAGGTGGCTGTTACGCAAACCGCATTCATTGATAAGGGATTGGACATCCTCGTCAAGTTGCTGAAACATCCACCCGGAGGTAAATTCTTTATGCTGGTATAGAGGAAATGCTCCTTTCTCATTAGCGATAGTTGCAGAAGCTCTGTATAGCTCGTTTGTAAGCGTCCTAAGAACCATACCAAAAAAGGTTCTGAAGGGCTTACTACCGTAAGTGTGTCCAAGGGCTTCGAGCGCATTAGCCACGCCAGTAACTCCAATTCCCATTCGTCGTTTGCTCTTTGCCTCCTGTTCCTGTGCATCCAGAGGGTACGTTGTCCTGTCGATAACATTGTCCATTGCTCTGTGGACGATTGGTATATCCTGCTTGAGCAGTTTCCAGTTGAATTTTCCATTGTTTATGTATTTAACCAGATTAAAGCTGCCAAGAAGACAAGCCCCATTAGGAGGTAGAGGCTGTTCACCACAAGGATTCGTAGCTGCAATCGTCTCGCAGTAGTTGAGGTTGTTGCGGTCGTTGATGGTATCCAAGAATAGGATTCCGGGTTCTGCCCAGTCCCAAGTGGCTCGCATGATCTTTTCCCATAGATAGCGCGCATTGACTCGCTTGAATACCCGTCCCTCGAATTTGAGTTCGAATTCTTCGTCGTCTTTGACTGCTTGCATGAATTCATCTGTTACTCCTACTGATATGTTGAACTGTGTTAGCTCCGTCTTGTTTGCTTTAGCCTCGATGAACTCTTCAATGTCGGGGTGGTCGATGCGGAGTACCGCCATCTGTGCCCCTCTGCGATTGCCAGCACTACTGACTGTCTTGCACACGGAGTTGTGGATTTGCATAAAGGACACTGGCCCCGATGCCCTAGAGTTAAGGGACACGATATTATCCCCTCGTGGTCTGATCGGACTGAAGTCATATCCTATGCCGCCTCCGCGGCGCATGGTTAAGGCGCCATTCGTGGCGGATGCCATGATGCCTTCCATACTGTCTTCGATTGTGCCAGATACAAAGCAGTTGAATGCTGTTGTACGACGTGGGCTACCTATGTCAGACTGAACCCTCCCCGCAGGGAGGAATCGCATGGGTAGGAGGATATCACGGTAGTCATTAAAGTGATCGTGGTCATCCGATAGGGTCTGTGCTTGCCTGCTGCACGCCTCACGGAAGGTCTCACCCTCACCCCTGTACTTCGTTGAGTGTATTTGCTCAGACGATGCTATTGATGGGCCATACTCTTCACTCATTGAAGTCGTCCTCTGCCCAGTTAGATATTTTGGGGTCAGTCATGATTTGAAGATCCCATACGATGTTAAGTTTTCTCAGTTCGTATAGAGTACGCATAATAATGTGCTCATTCCAGTACCCCGGGCCGGGTTCAGGTACGAATACATAAAACCCATCGACTTCTTGGTAGAATTCTCCTATTTTCTTGCCGTTGTACACCATATCTTCACTCACAGCCAGTTCTCCATTAGGTATTTGAGGGATAATTCCATGATATCGTAGTTACCGTCCTCAACTTCGTGTTTATAGATGCAACCGCGCCAGTGCTCGTTGCCTTGGTAGCCCTTATAGTGCTCGTCATGGGAATAGAAACTACCCACCACAAGCGCCCTGTGTGCCTCACCATTGGACAAATACCTTTCAGCCTGATCTTTGCCTTGCTGATGCCCCATCGTGAAGCTGAACCCTATATTCTTAAGCCTCGTGCTGCACATTCCACCGAAGGGACGGCCAGTATTCGGGTTGTAGAAGTAATGGGCGTAGGAAACGCCGTCTAGGACGACTGGTTCGAGGAAATCGTGTACTTTCCACCCTTTCAGGTCAAAGTCCTGATATCCTATGTGCCCTGCAAGTTCTGGGTGAACGTTGGCGTACCGCATGATCCTCTCTTCATGGTTACCCATGAGGAAGTGCATGTCCGGTCTGTAGATTTTCTTACCATTCTTGCGCTGCCGCTCTTGCAGCTTACGTATCGGTGCCAGAAGCTTCTGCATGGCATTGTTGCCCACAGTGATATCCTCGTGATATCTCACGCCTTCAGCGCGCTTGGTGCCCTTGTCGTATGAGGATAGGGACGCCATGTCCCAGTGATCCCCAAGGTGAATGACCCGATCTGGCCGCTTGGCTACAATGTAATTGCCTGCCGCCGTAAGGTGATCGGTGTTGACTCCCGGCTTGACTTGGGTGTCAGGGATTATGAAATGCTCCATTACTTTAATCTCCGGTTGACACCCTTGATCAGGTGCATGTGGAATTGCTCTGGGACGTTCTGCCGGAGGTAGAGGGTCATAGCTGCTAGGCTATTATTCCGTGCCTCCTTTAGTGCGCCGAGGAACCAAGTCTCAATCCTAGTCCCCTTAAGAGGTAGGATGTAGACATTAGAAGTGCTCTTCTTTGCTGTCGCCGTCACTCGGTATCTCCTCTTCTACTGGACTTTCGATTGCAGCACTCAAGATCTCATACGCATGGTCAGCCTCTTCTTCCGACGACATATGCTCTAAGACTTCGTGTGCCTCGAGTATTGTTAACTTCACCCACAACATTAGCTGATCAAGTCCGCGATACTCTCACGAACCCTCTCTGCGCGTTTTGCTTCATAATCAGCTTCAGCACGCTTAACTGTGTACTCATGGATCTTTGCGTCAGCTACCTCTGCCTCTTTCAATTGCTCGTCGATGATGGTACACAGTTGCTTCAGCATCTTGTCGAAGCCAGCCAGTACGCCATCTACACTATTCTTTCCGTACAACATTACCTTCTTCCCCATTCTAGTGGGATGTCGCCTACAGCGGCATTGATCCCGTTAAGTTCACACCATCTGGTGTAGCTCATTGACTTCTTCTTTGTCAAGTAATTGTCAGCCATGAACACCATGCGAACATCGTGCTCAGACTGAGTACAAACAGCCTTCATTTTCTTCCTTGATGGTTGGTCAAACCTACCTTTCGTCTCAGCGAATATCTTAGTAGCTGGGAAATAGAAGTCAGGAGTGTACAACCTCGCGCTAACACAATCAGAACTACCGCAGGTATTGCATACAGCATTATATACCTCAGCGTTGTATGCGATCTGCTCTGCTTCATAAAGAAAGAAGATTTCGTTTTCAGCCAACCTGTTTGCTTGGTTAAGCTCGTACTGACTCCGCATGACCCATACATGCTCGACTGATCCACCTTGCCATGCCCGTAGGTAGTGCGGCACCGAAAAGTTGAACTCACGTTTCTCACGTTTACGCCTCGGATACTTCATGTAGTAAATCCCTCCATCCGGCTGTCTCAGGGGTCTCCCCTGCATGTAAAATCCACACCAGTGCTGCGTGCTCTTCCAACGCCTCACGATAATTCGCAGGGTAATGCTGGCAGTATAGCTCCTCGATCTCTCCGGCTAGGCCATGCCAGTCACCGTCATCTAGGAACTCGTCTACAATCTTCTCAGCTTTAGCTACCCCGTAGCCCGGGATGCCTTGGATGTTGTCAGTGCTGTCCCCAGCTATGAGCTGAACAAAGAACCACCTGTCTCCA